CATCGTGCTTGTCTCTCTCGATGAGTAAATCATCGTAGTGCGCCCTACGGCATTTGAGTTCGATGTCCATACCATACATCAAAGAGTAGCAATCATAGCGCGAGTATTTCTCCTCGCTCATTGCCAAGTCCTTTAGGAAGTTCGCTTTGACGAACTCAAAAAGCTCACTCTCCTTCGTAGGTATTGAATACTGCATCCAAGTGGTTTATTCTCTCCTTCCAGCAAGATCCACAGCTTGAGGGCTGCTCTTTGGCATTGAAGATACGGTTATACATTTTGAGAAGCACCTCCTGGTCTTTGACGTTTAGTACGGCAGTTCGCCTCTTGCGATAGTCAGCAAAGAACTCATACTCCTCCTTGACCATACAGTTGGGCTTACGGTAGCGGAACATCTTGTTGAGTTTCTCCTTACGGGCTTCGCACCCGCAGTCGATGCCTGTGATGTCTGCAAACCAATCCACCGCAGCCTTTATGCCTGTGGCGGTGGTGATCTGCTCAATGGTATCGCCTAACCCTTCAGCCTTCTTTGGCTTCCTTCCACGTTTGGTAGGCGTTTTCGCAGTCGAGTTGGATTCTTTCTTTGCCATTCTTGAGAGTATTAAAAATAGAACGTGCGGATATTTTAGTTTCCTCCGCAATGCTCCGGATGCTCATTGGGGAGTTGTGGTATATTTCAAATAGCTTCTTGTCGTACCAATGCCAATCTTCTACATTGTCCCAGATGGTGTCAATGAGATTGTCAAATTCCTCAAGCGATTGGATGTTGGGTTCTTCGTACATCAGCTCCTCCGGAAGCTCCTCGATGCTTACGAACTTAACCTTGCGCCTCATCCGTTGGATGGTCGCATACATATTGCGAAGGGTGATGTAGACGAAGTAGGTGTTGACCTCCTCCCCGTACATTATGCGTTCGGGATCTTCAACGTATTTGTGAAGGCGTAGGTACATCTCTTGTACGATATCCTCCGCAAGGCTTCTCTCACAGCCGAAGGAGTTGAGCATTTTAAGCCAATCCTTGTGTTTTTCTGCGAGAGCCTCAAGCATTACGATATAACTTGGATGATAAAGAAACCTACTGCAATCTGGAGTTCGTAGCGGTAGCCGAGTTCCTCGTAGCCGTTCTCTCCCCAATCAAGCCAATTGATTCCAAACATTAGGCCAACAAGGGGGCTTATTCTAAAGGTCATAGCATTAGCTTTATGTTTTCCATCTGCTGCTTGTAAATATACAACCTGTCGGATTTTTCTTTTTCTTCTCTTAATTCCTGACGTAGGTCTTGGATGACCTTGATCAGGTCTTGGTGTGACATCATTGGCAGCTCATCGTGTTCAAGAAACGCCTTGCGGAAATCAAGGGCGTTTTCATAAAGCTCTCGGTAGTCCTTGTATTGGATTAGTATCTTGTGGCTTTTCATATAGTGAACCACAGAGGAGTGGTCGCGCCCAAGTACTTTGGAGATTTTAACGCACCCCATCTTTTTGAAGGCAACAGAGAAAGCCGTCCGTGCGTAAACGATAGGACGTTTGCGTGAGTTGTCATCCAATATATTGTTGTTGCGGAAGAATAGCTCTTTGGCAGCTATCAGTTCTTTTATTTCCATTTGGTACGAATCTTTGTTTCCTCTTGGATTGCTCCAGCGTTGTACTTTTCGTTTAGTGTCTTGAGCGACATTTCCCATTCGCCTCTTTGACTGCGGATGGTGAGCGTGGTACGCTCCTTCATCTCATCACAAAAGTAAGGAAATTTACAATCACATCCTTTGCAGAAATATGTTTCTCTTGTCACTACCTCAAACACCTCTCCCGCATTACTGCGGAGGTGTTCTCCGGGCTGGAAGTTTTTACAGATTTGATGCTGCATTGTCAAGTGCTTTTTGAAGGTTGTCTATGGTTTGCTTCATATCTTGATTCTCGTACTTCAGTTTGGCGTTCTCCAAACGCGCTTCGTTCAGAAAGCGGTTCACGCTCCTCTCGTAGTCAATGAAATAGTTCATCACCCTATCCACCTCCACCAAGTCAATGAGCTTGTTGATCACCTCGTTTTGGTCGTCTATGGTGTCTTGAAGATTCGCCAATTCGTTAAGCCAGATGAGGTGTGCGCCAAGAAGCATCTGCTTCTCGCGGATGTGTAGCTCGTTGAAGGTGGGATCAGAAGGGAACATCTACTTGCTTTTGTATGGGTTTGTGGGGAATGATGCTCTCCAAATTTATGATAAAACCTACATTAAATTTCATCGACTCCAAACGGATGGGTTGCTCCAAAGCCGTAGGACGGCCTCCCGTCTCCAATTCCTTTACTTTGCGGACGTGGACATCTGTAAATATCCAATCTGTTTCGTGCTGGGTGTAGCGGTGTACCACTATAAATTCATCTGCTCGGTTTACGAACTTACCTCCTCCCTCGACATCACTTGCCATTGGGGGCATTGGATGCCCCTTGTATGGATGGCTTCCTGTGTGTAGCCTACGGAGGGCTTCCGTTGCCGGGTGTGTATTTACTATTACCATTGAGGATAGCTTCTTACAGAACACGCGAAGGTGGCTGGTAGCCTCGTAGTGGTATTCGTGGGTAGATACCTTACCCAATTTCTTTTGGTTGATCGTGAGCGAATTGTAGGGGTCAATGAACATCCCATCGAATTGCCACTCATCGTGCATCTGCTCCGCCACTTCCAGCAGTTCAAAAACGTCAAATAGCTTTTCGTTGTCGATGAACTGAAAGTGTCCATTGATGAAATCCAATTGGCGGTAGAACCGAACCTCGTCAACGTACTGTATCTGTCTGCCCTCCATAAACTCGATGAGCTTACGCACGATGCTTCGCACATCGTTCTCGCTTGAATATACCAGCCACTTTGTTCCGTTAGTGATGGTATGCTTGAGCATCAAAAACAAAATGGTGTGGGTCTTGCCCACGTTGGCGTGGCCTGTGACGACAATTAGGTTTCCCTTCTTGAAGCGTAGGTAGTCATCAATAGCGGGATGCCCAAACTTGGAGGACTCTGGGAGTTGATTCTTCCGAGCCTTCTCCAAGTAGGACATAATATCTCCCGTTTTAGCAATGAGGGGGTGGTTCAGCATATGCCGAAAGGTAATAAAAAAACCCCTCCGTAGAGGGGCGTTAGGTTAGAAAGGTTGTTCTTGGGGGAAGTGTTGAGCGTGTGTTGCTCCTTGTGGTGCTGCGCCTGTCAGCACGGGGGTGTACTTCTCGACAAACGAAACGATGTCTGATACGTTTATCTTACCAGCACAGGCCAAGTCGATAGCTCCTTTGAAAACTACGCTCTTGGCAATCTGCTCGTCTTTGGATGACCCTCCACCGTAAGAAGCCTTTGGCGCGGATGTGTATCCGCTTGTGCCTTTGCTGATCTTGACAGAGCCTTTTGCGTTAAGGGAGTATTCCACCTCATCGCCTACGCTATACCAAGGCGTTGGTGTCTTGGAGAATGCCGTTCCAGATTGTCCGTCATCGAAGGTTACTTCCATCTTGTGGAGGTCTTGCCATTGTCCGGTGGGGTTGATGCTTACGATTTTTGCCATTGTTGATTGAGTTGATTGATTTGTAAATTGATAAATTCTCGTTTCTTGCTCTCGGATAGTTCTATCTCTAAACGCACGATGCGCTCCTCAAGCCATTGGATGTATGCTCTGTCGGTCATCGGAATAGCCTTTCGTTCATCCAATCAATAGTTTTGTCGGTAGCTTGAATGACCTCATCGTAATCTTTCAAAGCTATCTCAAGAGAGTATCTCGTCATCTTGAGTTCGTTTTGCAATGCCTCAATTCGGGCATTCTGGAAGGCTATCAAATCTTGATAACCCTGCGGACAGTAGTCCAATTGTGTTCTTGTTTGCATTTTGTTTTCCATTTGGTTTGCCCAAATATATGGAAAACTTTTTCAACATTCCAAACGTGGGATGAAAAAAACTTTTGCGGTGTCCTTTGGCAAGGTACTGTCATCTTCGATGGTGACCTTGCAGACGTAGGCTTTGGTATCATCGGGAATGCCTCCCCAATCCTTGAAAGCATCAAGGGCAAACTTGACACACATAATGGAGTTGTCCAAATCGTAGCGGTAGTTGACAAGTGCCTTGACGGTTATGCACTTGAACGTAACCTTGTCGTATTGGTTGAGTTGCTCCAAGATCTCCTCCTTGAATTTATCCTTTGCCTTCTTACGCACTATCCAATGCTTGGATGCGTAGAAGGAGTTCAGCGAGGGTACTTTGCCTACCTCAACGCTTATAACCGCATCGCTCTGCGAAGTGGGGATCAAGGTCATAGATTTGTTTGAGAAGCTCTTGCTCTTGCTTTAGAGCTTGTTGACGTGCCTCGTAGGTTGGTTCGCAATTGGCGAACAACCCAGCAGCCTCTTGGAGAAGGTTGTCAATCTTTCTCCTTACTGACTTGTTGGTATAGTAGTGCCATTCCATCGTCTTGGATTTTTGCGGATGAGGTATGGTGTTCGAAGTACTCAAAGTTCTTGGCAGATTTACGGGTTTGGTGTTCAAGTTCTTTTTCCAAGTGGGCGATAGCCTTACGGATATCTTGGGTGATTGGGTTGTTTGGCTTCTTACCAGCCCGGAGCAGGTAGGTGATTGCCGTACCGAGATTGTAGTTGTCCTCTTGGAAATCCAGAACAACGTCAAAAGCCTCAATCTGCTTATGCTTTCCGATGTAATACTTTGGTGTCATCGTTGGTAAAGTTAGGGTTTTCTTCCCAATAAATAAAATGCCACCCTTCGTGATTATTCACAGCCATATCTTTTTTTTAGTCGTTCTCTTGTTTTCTCTTGGTGATAGTCCAATGGGTAGTCCATAAAACCAAAATGCGATAGGAAGGGATTTTGATAGTCGTCAGGTATCTCACCTGACTCTATCTTCTTCCAATGTCTTATTTTTTCTTCTCTTGTCATAGTTAAGTAAATATACTAACTAATACTATACCCCCCTATAAGGGGGGGTAGTTAAGTTAAGTTAAGTTATATAACTCAAGTTAAGTTGTAAAAAATATGAAACAAAGTACTATCCACCAAATAATTTTAAAAAAAAAATTCACCCAGAGGCTTTTTGGCCTCTTTCCAAGAATCTTTGATTTAAGAGGCTTTCTCCCATTGACCTATACGCACATACCACTCGGCTATATTAAGTGGCTTAAAACGCACGAAAAGCACCTTAAAACAGCTTTTTGATTAATTGTTGGATGAGTTGTCGTAGGATAACCAAGATACAGAGGATAGCAATCGTCCATCCAAGCAACCCTTCCCAAGTAAGTTTTCTTTTCTTCTCGATGATGGGTTGGTTCACAACCTTGATGGTTTGAACCTTCACCGTATCGGAGGGGCATTCTGCCTCCACTATCATTTTCTCTCCAGGTAAATACTTAACCTCTACCCTTACGCGATCCTGGAATAGGATTGTGTCCTTTCGGATTGTCAGCGTGTCGTGAAGGACTCGCTCCTTTGTTACAATCACCGTATCCCTTACAACTACACTCTGTTGGATACTTTTCGCACCACCGCATCCACTAACTACCGCAAGAATCGCAATCGGGATTGTCAATAGAGCAAGTCGGGTTAATGGGAATTTCTTCCAAGTCATTGAGCCAATCATCAAAAGGGGAGGTATTTGGTTCGTCCATTTATTTTTTTTGCTTTTAAAACTTGTTTGCGGTGTCTTGGGGAGTAGGAAACGTGAACCCAGCTTGGAGCATCATCCGTGCCAAACTCCCAAATCAGTTGGTCAAAGTCGGTATTGTCCTTAATCCAATTAAAAAGAACGTCATTGCCTCCCTTGAACTTTAGGTCAGCAGCTTGAGCAAAACAATGTTGACTGCTTGAACTTCCCCCAATAGCCTTGTTGACTTCGGGTGAGCGATAGCCACTTGTTACTTGAATCGCTCCTAAAGCATCTCTTGCGGGTTGTAAGACATTATCTGCAAGGGCTTGTAGGTTTTCCTTCAAATGGTCGGGAAGTGCGTTAGGAAGCCCCGTATTGGTTTTTGTCAGTTCCGCTAAAGTGAAGTTCTTTGTCATCGGCCTTGCCCCTTGTAGGGTTTCTTGTAGCTTTTGCTTTTCTTGTTGGAGCTTTCTTGCTTGGAGTGTTTTCTTCGTTTCTTGCTATTGCTCACATAGGAGGTAGCGGTTTGTGTCTTTGCCATTACTTTTTTGCAAATTTCTCAATCGCAGTTCCAAAGAACATTGCGATGGTTAGGTATTCAACGGCCTCTACAAGCTCCTTGCTGGGAGCAATGTCTTGGGGTGAAAAGGAATTGGCTATCATCGTTCCCATCAAAACCAAAGCACCAAGCACCCCAATAACGCGCTTGGAGGATACATCATCCCCCACGCCAACTAATTTCTTAAACCAATCTTTCATCGTGATTTCAGCCTATCGTTCTCAATTTCCAAATTACGCACTCGCTCCCGCAAGGTAGATACCTCTGCCGTAAGCGATAAAACTTGAGAATTGGCGTTAGCCAACTCGGTCTTTACCCTTTCAAGTTCTTGAAGGATTTGGTCTCGGAACAAGTTCTGCTCCTTATTGTCCTCTTTGTTGGCTTGGTATTTCAATTCTATTTTCTTTGCGTAAAACTGCCAAGCACCCGCCCCTCCGAGAACGCCAACAATGGCAAGGATTATTGTTACTAAATTATTTTCCACGAGTCAGTCGTTCCATTTTAATTCTGCGTAATGTGCCAAAACTTGATATTGCCAACACCGCCCACCCCCAATGAGTAGGTGATTTCATCAAATAACCGCAATAGGCATACTGAAGCAAAACAGTCAAAAAGCAACCAAGAGTCCAAACCGAAGCAATCTCCCTACACTTGGGGTCGTTACCCCCTACGCAATACAACTGAAAAATCCCAGCAAACAAACTCATAAATTGAAGAACGGGTCTAAAGCCCAACTCCAAATAGGTTACGGGGAATACTAAAACACCCAAGCACAAGGCAAGGGTAATTTCAGTAGGTTGGCTATCGTAATATAGCCAAACCTTTTTCAGATGTTTTACTCTTTTCAAAGCTCAACGGGAGGATTGCAATAGTCCGGGAAAAGGGCGCAGTATTCAGCCGTATAAGCAGCCTCCCATCCAGCGAAGATGTGAACGCCACAAGGCTTAACCCATACAATAGAAGCCTCCCAAGAGGGAAGCTGGTCGTTTGTCCAAATAACATCCACGCAGATATTGGGGTTTAGGATCTCACAGACGGGGTTGCCTTCAGCATCCTCGCCCCACTTATCGCATAAATTACCGATATAATGTACGGCTACCACCTTCGAGGGGTCGTAGTATACGTTGCCCTCCGAATCGGTGATTTCAATCTCGGCCTTTGCCGTCTCCCAAGCCGTTGGGTTTTTAAACTCGTATTTTAAGAATCTCATAATGCAGTCAAGTTTGCAAGGTCAGCGTTAGATAGGCGGGTTTTGAATAGGAGCAATTGGTGAGTGTCTATACTATCAATACTACTAAAATTATAATAAGAACGAATCGTACTCATTGAAGGAATATTACCGCTTGTATCTGTACCAAGTTGCACACCATTTACATACGCTACAAAATCATTTTGTTTGTACGCAATAGCACATTTATAGCGTTGTCCTTTTACAATAGCACTTGTTGTGTCAAATGTTGCTTGGTTGGTTGTTGCTGCTACTTCAAGACGAATTTTGCTTGTTCCATTAAGCACATAAATACCAACATAATCGACTCCACCTCCTAAAAACGATAACCATTTAGTGCTTACAACATCCGTATTTGGAGTAAAGTCAATAAACAACACACCTTCGGTTTGACCAATTAAATCAGTAGCGGAGTTGTTGGCGTAGTAATCAGCCAAGCGCGTTACCGTAGTACCGTAAGTGGGGATATAGGAGGTGGGGTAGCTTCCAGCTTCGCATTGCATTCCGTAAATATATAATTTATCAGTTCCGTTGCTGCTCCAATATGTAGCACCACTTGAGGGATTTCCCGTTGTGTAGGCGTTGCTCAATACGTTAATACCCAAACGAATGTTTCCGCTATAAGTATAGGTTACTCCTATTCGATACCAGCCATTAGAAAAAGCCTCAATGAATGCATCCCCACTTACATTATCTTCAATCTTTGTACCCGTAGACAAATCAAATGAGGCATATGCCCCCGTTGCATTGCTTTCACGAATTGCAACTTTGTTAAGTTCTCCCGCCTTTACAAATGCGCTTAAAGTAAATGAGCCACTCGAGCTGATATTAGAAGAATTAATAGCGTGTTGTCCGCTTGTTGCATCGGGCACAATTGCATCCGCATTTGCATACCCATCGGGTGAGGTAGTTTGATTTATTGATACTGCCGTATTGGTGTAAGTCCAGCCCGTAGATATGTTTTCACTTGAGGTAATGTTGTTAGTCCGTTGAGGTTCGAGCAAGAGGCTTGGACAAGAACCACCCGAATAGTCCAAACGGGGAACATCCGCAACGCTTGAGGCGGTAACACCCGCAAACTCACTCATTGCCGTTGTAGTGGTTTCAATGTAGGACGTAGCTACTAACCCTTGCTCAAGCTGGGCATCTTGGATGTAGATGTTTCCGCTTGTGCCACTTGTGTCTCCATCGGCATCTGCTGGAAAAAATAAAGTTGTTGCAGTTGCAGAAGGTGTGTTAAAAGAAACAGAACATCTGTACCATCCATTCCCAACGCTCTCTATGTTTGCATCAATTTCTGCAATGGTAGTTCCTACGCTACCACTTGATAAATCAAAATACGCTTGAGTGTCTGTACCGCTTCCATAATTTAAATAAAGAAGTATATAATTTAAAGTTCCCGCTTTTGCATAAACACTATAAGTTCCTACTCCATTATAAACTATTGATTGTCTTATGCTACCACCTGCAGTACTTTTATTTATTAACCACGCGTTATTAGTGCCATCGTAACCTGCTTGACCACCTGTCTCTGTTGTACCATTATTAACCCAAGTAGTATCAAACTGATTCGACTGCAAAAGGCTATTGGTACGCACCTTCTCCACCAACCCGTTGGCATCTACCCTTGTGGCGTTACTGTTACGGGTAAAGGTTAAATCCCCAGCTCCGCTTGTTGGTTTTACTGAATAGACCTTGCCGTCCTTGAATCCCGAAGGAATCATTACCAAAGAGGCATCGTCAAAAAATGAACTCATAATCAATTATAGTTTAAAGCGTCAATCGCATTCTCCAAACAAACAAAGCCTTCCATCACCCCGCTATCTGCTGCAACACGAATGGCAAAAGCCTCCGCATAGGTAAACGCATTATCAAAACAAGCGGGAACACCATCACCCTCTAAAGTGCGGGTGTTGTAGTCCTCGTCTCCGAAATAGGTGGAGCAGTATATCTCCCCCCAATTAATTGCGTTTGCCATCGTTGCCTTTCTTAATTAAATAACTTTTTAGCTTTAGTACGTTGACCTTCTTGGGTTCGTAGTTTCGCTTCTTGCTCATAATACCCATCCGCTATATTGAACATCTTGATCGGGGTACATATCGTTATTGACGTTGGCGTAGTACTCTGGGAACAACGATTGGTTGTAGGTCATATAATCGACAAATCTGCGGACGTAGAACTCCGCAATCTTACGCTCCTTCTCAATCAAGAAGTCAACCTCTGTCTTGTCCACACTCGCAGAGTTCTCGCTCTGGTGTTTGTATACCCCTCCGTTGCCGATGGTATAGGCTGCAAACGGCAAATATTCCATCATTGCGAAATGAATCAAAAGGGGTTGGACGTAGGTGTTAACCAATGTCAAGTAGTTGCCAGATAGCGTTCCGGCAATGATGTCTGCCGAAATTTTATCGTAGAGCTTACTCCCCAAGTAGTTTTGGACGTGTATCTCCTGGGCGATCTTAATGAATTGGATGAACTTGTCCGTATCTACATTGCCCCCAAGAGCCGTGTTGCGAACGATATCCTGTCGTGTTATGAATAGTGCCGTTGCCATTATTTATTCTTTAATGAGCCTCTACTTGGTGTGTCAATAGGTGCGGTGGAGGCGGTAGCCCACCCCGCAGGAAATAGTTTTTTGTCGGGGAATCCCGCTTTTTCTGCTTGTGCGACAGATACCTCTTTGTCGTTTAGCAAACCAGCATCGGGTAAGAACTCTCCTTTTTTGTTTCTCTTGCGGAAATAGACCAAACGCCTCCAAGCGTGATGACAGTAAACGCCACCCTTCCACTTCCAGATAGAGTATACGCTTTGCCCTTTAGGGGCAAACTGTCCATTCTCCCCAGAAAAAGACATCATATCGATATCTTCCTTGCGGAATACCACTCCGCTTGAAGCTGCGCTTACCATCTCTCGGCAAAACTCACGAGAGTTTGCGCTCAAGTTTTCTGTGTAGGTGTATCTCACTTTGTACAAACCCCCATCGAGGCGGGAGTCCTCATCGGGGTTGGAGTAGTCCTCAACGGAGAAATTCATCTTTTTTAAATGGGCATCTTCATTGTCGGGGTCGCTGACTACCTCATCGGAGATGAGTTCCCATTCGTCCAAGTCAACGACCTCACCCTTTCCCCGCAACTCCTTTAGCCACGCGGACTCTTGCTCCTTGCTCAATTCTGGCACATCGGCCTTGAATTTATGAGATTTCATTTGAGCAATAACATCGGATGAGTTACCCGCAAAGAGTGCCTTCGCCACTTGCGGATCAAACTGAAGCATCTGCACCAAGAATGTGATGGCTTGGTCTACCGACAAAGTGCCATCCTTCACGCCTTGCATAATCTGCAAAGACGATGCAATCTGCGCTCCGTTGTAGGAAGCCTCCTTTTGGATGAGTTCCTCTTGAGCTTCTGGATCTACCATTGGTTCTATTGGTGTAGCCTTTTTGACATCTGTCTTGACTTCTTCCTTGACAATCTTCGCATCCTTGACTCCCGTCTCCTCCTCGATTGTAGCGGAGTCCACAACCTCCGCATCGGTGAATTCGATAGGCTGAAGGGTCTTGAAATATAGATTCAAAGAGATGTCGTTGTAGGATAAAATCTTGTCCAAGCCGTCAAGAATGGTTTCTTGCATAGGACGGATGACCGTGTTGTCAAACAAGGTAGAGGCCGTCATAAGCTCGTCAGCATTGTTGCCCAGACCGCTTTGATCTTTAATGCCCAATAGCATCGGAGATGTTACGCGGTGAGCTACCATCAGTTTACGCATTGACTCATCTGCCAAGAATTGATATTGGTCGGAAGCATCGGACAACTGAACGGGCGTGATGTCAGCCGCCATCTCCTTGTTGTCATTGAAGGCAAGGATGAACTTACCAGCGTTGGAAGTTCCAGAGAACTTCTCCGCTACCTTGTTTTCGATGATGTAACGCTCCTCCTCCGTAGGTACTCCGTTATTGAAGTTAATAAGCATCGAAGGACTCATTCCGTTCTTGATGTTGTTGAGGTGGTAGTTGGCTACCTCCTCCTCAAGTTCTGCGTACTGAAGCCCTCCTTGATAGTCCACAGGGGCATAGTAATAGAATCCCGCGCGGTAGGGCTTGATATATAGAATCTCAATTCCCTCGTTTGAGAAACCAAAAGCGGGAATGCGTTGAGGGGTTTCCTTGTTGTTCTTTACCTCATTCCAATCCTTCGCGTAGTAGTAAGCCTCAATCTCGCCTTCCTCGTTGCACTTCTCGGCTCGTAGGCTTTCGACAGGCATATGGTAGACCTCTGTGACCATTGAGTGGTCTTGGGAGTAGATGACTTGAAAAGCGCATTGTCCGAGCATCTTAAAGTCGGAAGCTGCGTTACGCATACAGTCCTTGCTGAAAAGCGACTTCATTTGGGCATACGCCTCTGGCTTACGCGCTGAATCCGTAGCATCCAATCCCTTGCCGTAGATCAACTCGGAAATGCCGTTGATAATAGCGTTGTTGGTAGGGCTACCCTGGAAGCGGTCAATAAGGTATTGGAAGTAGTCGTTGCTCTCCCCATACTCTACCCAATCGCGGTTGCTCACCTCCTTAATTTCTGGAGAGGTGTAGCTCGATAGGTTTACAAAATGGAACTTGCTCATATAATCACGAATTCATTGTCATAGGAATTATCCTCAATATACGCCCCTTGATTGACCGTATACTTGTCAAAGTTAGTTTGTGCGGTGACAAAAACCCTATCTCGATAAATGAGCGTAGAGCCATCCAAAACCTTTAAACCATAGAACCGCCCATTCTTTACGGAGAAAGTGCCAGAGATGGTCATAAAACCATCCACAGAGGACACGCTAACGGAGGGCGTAGCCGTTGTATTTGTCGACTCATCTATCAATTGCAAGGTCACGCTACCAGGATAGGAGCGTGGTACGATGACAATAGATTGAGTGGATTCCGATTCTTGTAGTATATGCATCTCAATTAAATAACCAAAACGCAAAAGTTTATTCCAAAAGAAAGGGGGCTAATGCCCCCTCTCCCTACCAAATGATTCAAAAGATTAAGAAACGATAGTTACGGTTGCACTCGTCATTCCTGCGAATACTTCCTCTGCGAGTGCTAAATCAACTCCTGCAATGAAGTTTGCAGGTTTAATCTCTTGTGCAGTCAAAGTTAAGGTATATCCAGACAAATCACCCATAGCAGCACCTGTAACAATAGTGCCACCTGTAATTTCTGCTCCATTTTTCAATCCCATAAAAAAGGCATTGTCGTTATAGTCCAATACCACTACTTGTGGTCGACTATAAGCCATCAGCTTCAACTCCTTATTGTCCTCCTTTGAGAGCTTGGTGAATTGCAAATTCAATGTTTGCTCGAAGAAGGTAGTGCCGTTTTCACGGCTTGAGTTGAAGGATTGTTCAAAAGATGAGTTTCCCTTTAGTTCATACTTGTATGCACTAAATGTACCCGACATATCCGTGATTTCATCATTCGTTTCGGTGACTGAACCAACATCTCCAAAATTTACGAAGTAGACGGCTTTAATTCCGCCAACAACGTCTTTACAAGGAATCGCTCTTCCCGCAGTTAAATTATTACAAGCCATAGTGTTTTAAAATAAAAAAGGGGGCGGGGCAGAACCCTCACCCCCTTGAGGTTAAATCAATCAATCAATTAACTGTAAAGTACGCAGTCCGCCCCGATGCCATAGTTCACCCCAGCAAGGAAACGAAGAATAACGCGAATATTATTGCTGCCGTCCAAGTCGCTCATATCCAGCACCTTACATTCATTTTTGTCCGACTCCAGACCTGTACCGAAGAACAAGTTAGAAGATTGAGAAGCTACCATCTTGTTAGAAGGAAGGCCGTTAACCATAGCAACGCGGATACCATCGAAGTACAAATCGCCTTGACCGTACCACATAGTGCCTTTGTTGTCAACACCGTTAGCACCCAAGCCAGAAGTACCGAAGCCACCCAAAGCGCGGACATAAGCCTTGGCTACGTTTTGTGGAACGTAGATGGTCAAGTCCTCCTTGCCGTAAAGAGCAGAAGGGATAGCATCAGCAACCTTACCCAATTCGGTGATTACGTTAGAAGCGTCAACGGTAGTAGCTACTACGTCTACAACGTCTGCATCAGCAGCCATCAAAGTAGTGAAACCATCGAACTCACCAGCAGTAGCGTTAACGCCTTGCCAGATGTTTTGCTCGATCTTCTGGGCGGTCTTGGCGGCAACGTGACCGATCAAGAAGTCGCTGAAAGAAGCGGGGATGCTATCGTAAGCAGAGTAGCCCATTTGAGAACCAATCCAAGAATCGTAGTAGTCCTTCTTACAAAGCTGAAGGTTAACCTGGAAAGGCTCAACCTCCAATACGCGGTCAGTCAAAGTCAGCGTAGAGGTAGGTGTGAAGTCACAAGTGGCATCTTTAACGATGTCATCAGTAGCAACCTTCTGCAAGGTTGTCTTGAAGTTTACGTTAGGAAGGATCTCAACGAGACCTTTGTCCAACGTGTCTGCGCTCAAAAGGGCAGCAGATACATACTTGGAGGCAAAGCTTCCAGCGTATGAAGTCGTGATAGAAGTGGTCGTAGCCATTTTAAAAAATAAAAAAAATTAGTTATTCAATTTTGCTAATACTCGGTCAAGCGTATTGGGTTGACGCTTGGATGAGAACATTGCTTGTTTAGATTCGGGTTTTGCAGGGTTGTGCTTGATAGGACGAGCAGCAGATTGAGAGGAGAACTTCTTCTCCATAGCAGCCATCTCGGTCTTGGCAGATGCCAATTCCTCGCGGAGCTTCTTCATCTCGGCAGCAACTTCCTCCACAACAGGAACGAGTGCTTCAGCAACTGCAACCTCGATGGCATCAGATACTTCCTCGCTGATTGCATCAGCAGCCTCATCAGCTACATCAGCAGCAACCTCCTCGGCAACCGCAACGGCTTCCTCGGATTGCATCTCTACTTCCTCAACTTCAGGAGCTTCAGCTTCCTTGATCTCGGAGATGATTCCTTCCTCGACAACAACGAGGATCTTACCATCTTCCAATTTGTGTTCCCCGACAGGTGCGGGTACGCGATCCTCACCAGAAATAACGAATACCTCGTTCTCTGGCTCAAACGCTTCAGCCTCCAGAACTGTACCGTTCTCAAGGTTCATTTGAGCAAACTCTACCTTGCGGATTGATGCGAGTTCGGTCAAGATTTTGTTCAATACGTTTTGTGCCTTCATAATTTGAATTGCTTCTAAATAAATGACTATGGGTGGTTGTTTTGTTACATTTTTAGGATGGCAAGGTTACATTGCCTATTCCTTGCGCCCATAGGCTACCGTCACAACACTTGCGGGAATAGGTGTTTTTGTCCTTGCATAAGCACCCACGCTTTGAGCCTTTGGGTGCTGCGTTGTTTACTTTAGGTGGTCTCATAGTTTACCGAGTTCTTTGAGTTTAGATTCTGCCCAACGCTTACCCGCTTTACCTCCCCACAGAAGGTAGGAGATAGTGCCACAGGCAGATGAGTCGGACTCGTTGTAATACTCCTCTGCCCTTGATAGGTAGGAGTACATCCGCGTGATGGTCTCTGCGCTTACAGGTTTCCCTTGTGAGAGTTGTTGC